TATATAATAGCAAATAAAAAGAAACCATAATATGAAAATGAAATATATAAAATTATTTGAAAAATATAATAATAACACATTAAATGAATTAATTGTTAAGTATTTTAATGATAATAGTGAAGATATTATTGAAATTATAAATTCCTATGAAAAAAAATCTGATGTTGAAAATATATTAGAAAAAATATCATTCATTATTGAAAGTGTTGGTGATGTTGAATTAATAGAAAAAGATGGAAAATCAATAGCATATTATATTAATATGAAAGAAGTAAATAAGAAAACATTCATTTTTGATATTGAAAATGAAAAATTTTATTTAAATTCATATAAAAATTATATGGACAAAATATCTTAAATTATGAAATATATTAAATCTATAAATGAATATGGAATTAGAGATGAATATTCTAAACTGGGAGTTCAAAATTTTTATAAACAAAATAAAAATTCCTATATAAATCCACATCTTGATAATATTCATTTATGCTTAGATTGGGTTATAGAAAAAATAGATATTACAAAATTTATTGATTTAGGTTGTGGTAATGGAGAAATTACTACATTTCTTAATACTAAATCTATTACTGATGGAATTGGAATTGATCTATATTTATGTGATGTTTATAGCAAAAATACTGATAAAAAATGTATAAATGTGTCTTTTGAAGAAATTGCAACAAATGGATTAAATATTAAAACACAAACTATTATTTGTTCTTATGCATTACATTTATGTGAATCATCTTATTTTAATAATTTGATGTATAATTTATCTACAAATTGTGAGTATTTTGTTTTAATATCTCCAAGCAAATATCCAATTATTAATAATGATTATTTTGAAATTATTGATAAAATAAAAATAAATAAATCACATTGTAAAATATTTAAATCTAAATCTATTTAGGCATTTGTTTTTGAATATCTTTAAATTTATCTACATTTTTTTCTAATGCAATATTATCAACAACATTAATATGTTTTTCCATAATTATTTTACTTATTTCAATAGGATTTTCTATCTTATTTAAAGCATCAATTATTTTTTCTGGATCACTAAAATTAGTATTATGAAATTTTTCTACACTTTCAATTTCAATTTCTTCATCATCATCTTGTAAATCTTCTAAATTTAAATTGTGATTCTCAAATATAGTCTTATGTTCTCTCTCTTGTAAATTTTCATCTTTAAATTTCGTAATAATTTGATGATTTGTATCAAATCTACTTTTTTCATGATATTTATCTACTTTTTCTAAAGAATCTTTTAATCCAAGATTATCTATTGTTAAAGTTGATTTATTATTTCTGATAATATCTAAAGTCTTTATTACTCCTGAATCTACTTCTTCATAGATTTTATCAAAATCAAATACATTAATTTTACTTCCATTACTTAATACTACAAATTCATCTTCTTTATCTGTGATTGTTAAATAATTACAGATTTCAAGATCATGTTTTAATACATAAAAAGTATTTTCCATTGGGATGTTATCAACAAGAAATTGTTTAATTGCTTTTTGTATGATTTTTGATTTGGTAATACTTCTTGATTCACATAATTTTTCAAATTTTTTGTAAAGTTCTGAATCAATCGAAAATGTTTTAGTTGTTGTTTTGTTCATATGTTTATATTTTTCTTTTATATATAAATAAAAAAATGTCTAAAATGTTATTTTAGACATTTTTTTGACATTTAATTTTTATTCATAATTTAACCACACTTTGACCAACCACATCCAGGTTTTTCTTCTGTGTCAGCACAAATTAAACATCCTTCAGAAAATGTAGTTTTATTTCCACATATTGGACAAATTTCTTGACTTTCGTCACCTTTAATATATTTCTTCAACATTCTTTTAACTCCTCCTTTCCAAGATACTATTGTATCTGGCATATCTAAAGAATCAATTAAATTTATCACATTTGGGATTGGCATACCATGTCTAATTACTCCTGAAATTAATTTACCATAATTCCAATATTCTTTATTAAAAGCTCTTGATAATCCTCGCATATCTTGTTCATAACTATCACGATCAATATAAATAAAATCATATCTTGATTTTCCTTTTTTATCTTTATTTTTAATAATCCACCCTTGATCAACATAACTTGGAATAAAAAAGGATTCTAATAATCCAGTGAAAATTTCATAAGGACTATCTTCAAGTAATCCAACAAATCCAATCCATTTTTCTTTATTATTTTGAAATCTTAAAATATTACATTTTAATTTTTTTGGTCTTTTTGGTGCATTATTTTCTTTAATAATTTCATTGATAGATTTATTATCATCAGATATTAAAACTCCTGATCTACAACCATCTCTATAAACAGTAACCCCTTTACAACCAGTTTCCCAAGCAGTTTTGTAAATTTGACCAACAACTTCTTCTTTAATATTTTCTGGTAAATTTACTGTAGAACTTATCGAATGATCCACAAATTGTTGAATTTTCCCTTGCATTTTTACTTTTTCAACCCAATTAACATCATTTGAAGTAGCTTTCCAATATGGTGATTTTTTCACTAATTCAGTTAATTCTTCTTTAGAATAATTTATATTTAAATCATAATTATTTACTTTCATCCAAGTTTTGAAATGATGATGAAATACAGGATATTCTTCCCAAGAATCTCCAGACTCATCAATAAATTGTACTTTAATATTTTTATCATTTGGGTTAATTTTTCGTCTTCGTTTATATGCAACTAGGAACACTGGTTCAATACCAGATGTGGTTTGTGTCATAAGGCTAACAGATCCCGTTGGGGCTATTGTTAATAACGCAATGTTTCTTCTGCCTAATTTCAATAATTCTTTTAATTCAGAATCTTCATTAGCTAATCTATTGAGAAAAATATTATTTTTTTCTTTTTCATAATCAAAAACTTCAAATGACCCTCTATCCTGTGCTAATAAACAAGAAGATTTATAAATATTTATTGCCATATTTTTATGAAGATTTGTTGAAAATTCAGTTGCCTCTACTGTACCATAAGTATAACCTAATGCAGCTAACATATCTCCTTCAGCAGTAATTCCAATTCCTAATCTTCTACCTTTTTTTGCCATTAATATCATATTTTCCCATAAATTTCGTTCAGTATTTTTAATATGATCTGGTTCTTGATCTGAATCAATTTTTTCAAGAATTTTTTCAATTTTCTCAATTTCTAAATCAACAATATCATCCATTATTCTTTGTGCATAATAAATATGTTCTTTAAATAAGTCAAAATCGAAATATACATCTTTAGTAAATGGATTAACAACATATGAATATAAATTAAGTGAAAGTAATCTACAAGAATCATTTGGTGGTAAGGGTAATTCCCCACAAGGATTGGTACTGACAGTCCTAAATCCCTCATTTTCATAAGCATCTGAAACAGATTCCCTAATAATAGTATCCCAAAACAATATCCCTGGTTCTCCACATTTCCATGCATTGTGTACAATTTGATTAAAGAAAGGTTTAGCTTTAGTTTCAAAATGAATTTTCGGATTTTTTGAATTTACAGGATACATTTGAGTAAATGATTTATCATCAATAACAGCTTTCATAAAATCATCTGTTAATTTTAATGATATATTTGCTCCTGTTAATTCCCCTTCTATCATTTTTGCATTCATAAATTCTTGAGAATCAGGATGTCTAACATCACAATTAGAGGTATAAAAATTATTAGCTAAAATTTTATGTGTATCTTTTACAGTAAAATCTAAAACTGTAGATTTTCCTTTTTTAGTTATTTTTTTTAGTTTACTATATGTTTTTTTCATTTATTAAATTTATTTATTTTTATATTAAAACTTGTGATTAAAGTTTCTATTACATATGAAAAATTATTATGTATATCATATTCCCAAAATTCAACAAAATCAAATTTAGAATCTTTTATTAATTGTTTTTTTATTATATCATCTTTTTTCTTCATAATTTGAGTTTCATACAATTTCTTTTTTGTTGGATCATTACCATAAATATCCCAATAATCTGGATTAGCATGCCAATAATCACCTTGTAATTCAACTATTAACTTATAATCATGAAGTAAAAAATCAAATTGTCTTCGTTTATAAATATAAGAATATGTGTAATTTATTTTATTATTAATAAGAAATTCTTCAAATATTTTTTCTTGTTTTGTTTTTTTAATTCTACCTTTTTTCATTTGTTTAATAGTAGCGTTTCTAATTTTTTCTATTGTTTCTTTTGAGTATATTCCTGTTTTCCCTTTATTCCAAGGAATATATATTCTATTAAATAATATATCATTTTCTTTTCTCTTTTTTATTCTTTTTTTCTCAATTTCTTGATAATTTTCTTTTTTTGTCCAATGTGTAGATGATATTTTATCATTTATATTTTTTCTATGTTTATTTAAACATTTACTTGATCCACATGTTGAAAAAATAATATCTTTATCAAGACAAATTTTATTACAAATAATACAATTTTTATTTCTATATAAATTTCTTATTTTTTCAGAATTACATTTATTACAAAATTTATAATTTTTAAATTTCTTTCTGGAAAAATTACTTTTATTTATTTTTTCTCCACAATGAATACATATATCTCCATTTATTTCATTAATTAAATAATCATTTAATGTTGTACCACTAATTTTAAGATAATGACTTAAAGTTGAATATGCATTCTTTGTTTCTAAATCAATTTTGATATCATTTATAATTATACTTTTTTGATTAATAATATACGTATCTATATAAAGTGATTCTTTTATTTTTTTAAATTTTACATCTTTCATTTTTTTAGTTCTTTATTGTTATATATAAATATATAACAGTCAAAAAGTATAAAAAATTACATATAAAAAATAAGTTCTTCATTTTCAACATCAATATTAATAACTGCTTTTAAATATTCCTCATTTGTGGTTAAATTTTTAACCATAAATTTATGATCTCCTGTCACTTTAATTATTTTTCCATTTTCAGCTTCTATTTCATAAATATCTCTATCTTCAAATTCTTGATAATCTATTATATCTTTAAATCCTTCATGTGTCCATGCTTTAATATTTTCCCCTGTTTTTAAATTATTTATAACATTAGATATTTTTTCCCATCCACTATCAACTAAAACATAAGTATCAGGAGAGAAGCAACTAAGCATTAATGCTCCACGTCTTCCATCTTGTCCAACTTCTCTTGTAGAATTTGAATATCTTTTCATAAATGGAATAATTCCTGTTGATGTTAAAGCTGAATTTTTAACGTCAGATTTATTTGGTCTTATATGACTTAAATCATGACCTACTCCACCTCTTCTTTTCATTAATTGGACTTGTTCTTCATCTATTTTCATTATTGCACCATAAGAATCATTATCTCCTTTTCCAATTACAAAACAATTGGAAAGACTAACTATTTGTTTTTCATTACCAATTCCCGACATAGGTCCTCCTTGAGGAACAATATATTTGAAATTTTTTATTAAATCAAAAATTTCTTTTTCTGATTTTGGATTTGGGTATTTTTGTTCTATTCTTGATATTTCTTTTGCTAATCTTTTATGCATATCATCTGGGGTAAGTTCAAATAAATTATTATCTGAATCTTTCAAACAATATTTATTTATCCAAACGTTAGTTGCTAATTCATCTCCATTAAAATATTTTAATGTTGCATCAAAAACTTCACTTCTTGTATATTTCTTTTTAATAGTTTTTAATATTACATTATTTTTATTCATATTCTATTAATTATTTTTTTATATTATTTTAAATAAAGTTAATATTTCCAATATCTGTTAAATATCCTTTTTCTTTTAATTCTAATATTATTCCTGTTGCATGAGTTTTGTCAAGTAACTTAAACATATTAAAAATATTATCTGTAAAATAATATGATAATTCAACAAATATTTCTGATTTAGTGTATTTTATATTTAAATCATCAATACACATTTTATAATAATTGTTAAATGTTTGTCTATTTGGTTTTCTTCTATTCATAATAAAATTTATATTAGTTTCAGATTCTAAAATTTTGTATATATCTTCACATAATTGTTTTTTATGTAAATAATTTTCATTATTTCTATTTTCTGCTTCATATGTTGAACCTTTTTCTATTTCATATTTTTGATCAAAACTCGCTATAATATCAAATATTGGATTTTTATCTTCTTCCTCTTCTTCTTTTCCCATAAATATAGTATCTCTTTTTAATGAATGAGTACCTTCTAATTTATGTTTATTAGCATTATTTTTAAATAAAATTTCAAATTTTGTATCTGGGATTTCTTCATTATTAATTTCTTCATTATTAATTTCTTCATTATTAATTTCTTCATTATTAATTTCTTCATCAATCTTAATTTTATTATCAATATCTTCTTCATTAAAATCTTCATCATTAAAATCTTCATCATTAAAATTTTCATCATTAAAATCTTCATCATTAAAATTTTCATCTATATTCTTTGACATTATGTTTTATCTTTTTTTTATCTTAATTCAAAAATTAAGTTTGTGTTTTTTATCTTAAACTATACCAACAAATTCATCATTTTCCATTACCAAAAATGTTGTATTAAAATCAAATCTTATTTGTTCACCTGAATGTTCAGAATCTCGTAATTTTAAAATTTTAAATCTATATATATTATTCTTTTTCATTTCTGGATTTCGAATTATTGCCCAAACTGAATCAGCGGTTTCTGCAATTGCTTTTGATTCTGGCATATTTTTTAAATCAATATCACTTGCCCCCCAAACAGCTTTATCTGTTTGTGATCCAGTAATAACTGCACAATTATGTCTATCTCCAATATATCTTAATCCTTCAGCTAAATGTTTCCCTTTTAAAAATAACATATTTGCAAAATCTAATCCTTTTTCAATTCCCATAATATTAATATAATCAACAATAACCATATTAATTTTTATTCCTTTTTTTTCTTCAAATTTAGTTATAAAATTATCGATATCAGTTATTGTACAAGTTCCTGTGTCATATTTTTTAACAATAATTTTTCCAGGTTTTGCATTAAATATTCCTCCATTTTTCATTTTAAGACTATTAATCTTATTTTTCATAAAAATAGTATCTTTTGCCCTTTTATTATATTCTTTAATAGGAATTTTTAATCGCATTGATCCCATTCTTTTCATACATTTTTGACTTCCCATTTCAAGTGTTATAAATAACACATTACCTCCCTGATCTGCGGTTTGTGTGGCAATATTCTGCATCCACATACTTTTACCAACTCCAGTTTCTCCCATTAAAACATTTAAAGATGCTTGATCCCATCCTCCTTCCATTACTTTATCAATAGTTGGCCATCCTGAAGATATTTTCTTAGTAATTTCTGTTATTTTATGACTTTCGGGATCATCAAAATCATCACCTAAATCAGTATCATCATCATCAATTAATTTTGAATCATTAAACATTTGTCTAATTTTAGATGAAATATCAACAATATTATCATAATCAATTTCTTCGATTCCTCTAATATATTCAATAGATTTTAACACATTATTTTTTATTAATTTTGTTAATTTCCATGCTTTGAATCTTGGTATAATCCATTCTTCTTCATAAGAAGAATTATCACCTTTTAATAAAGATTTTACTAAATTATCTGATATTTGATTTTCAATATCATTTATTTTAACCATTGCTAAAATTTGTTGAGATGATGCAACTTTTTTACTAATAATATATTGTTCTCTTACAACATTATAAATATATTGAATATCATCATTTTTAAAAAAATGAGTTTCTACTTTATAAAATTGTTCTGGGTTTTCTAATATATGATGAAAAAAGACTTTTTCAAGTCCTATATTTATTTTTTCCGGCATTTTTCTTATATTGTAATTTTTTTAATCAAATAATGAACTTTCATCATCTGAATCAATATCAAAATCATCTTCTTCAAAATCTTGATATTTATGATCCATTTCTTCATTAATTTTAACCATTTCATCATATGAAATATAACTAAAATATCTATAAATAATTGGTTCTAATTTTTCTAAAATTTCTTGTGTAAAAATTTTGCTAGTGTAAAGTTGTTTTTCATAAAAAGATTTATCTAAATGTTTTACAAACCATTTAGTACCCCCTTGTGTATAAGTTATTTCTTTAGTTTTTTTATCAATAACTTTTTTTACTTTTGCAATACCAATATTTTCAAAATTTTCAGGAGTACAGAAATATTCTAATCCTTTAAATTTATTAGTACCTAAACTATGATTAATTTCAAATTTAATCTTTTTTGGTTTTGCATTTCTGTTTTTTCTTGCTAATGCAGTTACAATAATACCAGAAGCTCCTAAATCTAAATCATCTTCTGTTCCAGTTTTAAGTTTTGCTTTAGTTAAATATACAATTGTTGATGCTGAATAATCTACTCCTTTACCTCCTGATTGAACAGTTTTTGGAAATAAATCTTGAGTATTATGACTAACTATCCCATTTTTTAATATATAATGATGAGAATCTTTTACTTTCATATCATAAGTTGTGTCTTTTTCTGTTAATTCTTTAACAGATATTACTCTTTTATTAATAAATTTCATATTTTTATTTTTATTTTTTTTTTTT